CGCCGCCAAGCATTGCATTTAATTGGCCGGCTGCATCAGCGGCACCTTCAAAAGTATCAAATTTTTGAGTAATGTCTTGCAAACGACCAAATTCAATGCCAAGATTTTTAGATTGATTTTGTAAATCTATAAACACTTTCTGCATATTGGCGCCATGTGCCCTTAAAGATGGACCAGCATTAGCAAATTCTTTAACAACTTGTTGCATTGGTAGACCCATTGCTTTCGCGGTTGCCATGAGTTGTTTTTGAGCTTGTCCGGCTTGTTCTCCGGTCATTTGAAAACCCTTGACAAGCATATTCTGAATCTTTATAGTTTCACCGCTTGAAACACCAAGTTTTTCCATTTTTGCTGTTGTATCAGCAAGTGCATTTTGTGTTGCAACTGAAACGCCAGCAAAACCAGCAAACTGAGTTTTTAGTTCAACAAATGCCTGACTAGCATCTTGTATACTAACTCCATATTCAACGTTGCTTCTTCTTAGATCGTCAATTCTTCCTTTGAATGCATCAACTCCACCTGCTTTTTTCTCAAATTCAGAAAAAGATTTATCCATATCAAAAAATAGTTTTTTTGTATTTGCAACAACTTTATCAACAGATGCAGCAAGTAAATTTGAGTATGTAAGACTTGAAGCTATATTTTTCGCAGCATCAGCAAAAGCAAGAGATACATTTCCACCTTCTTTTCCAATTAATACCATTTTACCAAGTAAACTTGTTGAACTGCCACCAATCCCAATAAAGCTCTTAACTTGGCCGCTTAATTCATTAGACAAATCAGCTTCTAAATTTTTTCTCTTTAAAGCTTCTTTGTTTATTTGTTTTTGTTTTTCTAATTCTTGATCTGTAATCAAACCAAGTTGTTTTTTTAATTTTAAAGCTTCAAGTTGTAATTCTAATTGTTCTTTATCGTTATCTAAAGAACTTTTATCTAATTTTAAAAGTTGTGTTTCTACTTCTATTTGTTTTAAACGCTCTTCTGCAGATTGTCTTTGATATGTAAGTTTTTGTTTTTCATTTTCAACAGATTTGGCTTCATTAGTTTGTGCCGTCTTGTCATCTTTATTATCTGCCATTTAAAATATTTCCTAAATTAAGATATACGTTAATAAATAGTAAAACATAAAAAAAGGAGGTATAAACCTCCTCTTCTTATTTCTTTTTATAAGCATCCTGTTCTAATTTCAACTGTTCTGTTAGTTTAACAACAAACCAGTTTCTTATTTTAACAGGTAAGCTATATGCCTCTTGAAAACTCCAATTTCCATGATATTTCATATAAAAGAAGTTTTCATATGTGCTTTGTATATACTTATCGTCCAGGCCAAAAGAAGTCCACCGTAAAGGGCACCTCCATTTCCATTTCGGCTTCACATGAACGGCAGGCAAACTTTTGTGTCATATCTAAATTTGGAACATTTTCCACGAACATCTTTCTCAAAAGTTTCGCATCTCCAGCTGGACATAAATCTACGAACCTATTTATCAGTTCTCTTTCACGAACACCATTTACGCTAACAATAAATGTGCGCATTTGGTCTGTTATATAGCCATCTTCTAATTTTGCAGTTTTTCTTTCTTCTGTAATTCTAGAAATAAGTTTTTCATCTTGACCTGTCAATAGTCTTACTTCTACTTCTAATTTACAAATTGGAAGCTTAACTTTAAATGTACCTGTTTCTGCTAATTGTTTTTCTACTTCTGGAGTTGGAAATGTATGTTTTGTATTTTCCAAATCAAAAGAATGTCTTACACTTGTTCCGCAAGCTGGACATTGTACTTTTGTTTCATATTCAGAACCGTAACCAGTTACACGTGCAGCAACAATTAATGCATTTTTATCACCAACAAGTAAATCATCTAATTTAATTGACTTATCAATAATTACACTTTCTAACATTCTATCGACAGCAATACCTTTTTTTAGCAGGCTTTTGCTTGTAAGAATATCTTCTTCTTTTGCTGTCATGAATCTTATCTCAACAGAGTCTTTACCGTGTAGCGGATGACCTTTTGGATAGAATTTACCTTTTGATGGTAAATCTACAACTTCTGTTGGATTTAAAAACGATAATAGATCTAATTTTTTATCTTCTTTTTGTTCCGCAGAAACAGAAGCAGGCTGATCAACTGCCAGCCTCTGTTCGTTATTTCTTTCAGACATCAATAACCTCTTACTTTCTTATCACTTGAATCTGGTTGTCAAGTTAGGATCTAATATATTACCAATTAGATCTGTAATAACTCTTGTATTTGTTACTGGGCTTAGTGTTTCTAATGTTGCCCAATCATAACGAACAGACAATTCAATTTCAGTTAATTCTTCTTTTGAATAATCCATGTCACCAAACTTTACACCTTCAATGAATGCATTGTTAAGTGTCCAAGTTTCAACTGCAACACCACCAGCAAGACCTTGTGGACCATGTGATTCGTTTAGCTGTTTGATAACAACTGTACCTAGAGCACCGACAGCGGCGCCTTTTGACATGGTTGTTACATGAGCAGCATTTTTTGGAACTACATAACCGGCTGCTTGTATTATGGCTGATAAATTTTGGCTTGCATCTGGACTAACAGGATCGACTAGTTTAATACTAATTGGGTTTGGATCCCAAGTAACAAGACCTGGATAATGGAACTTGTGTCCAAGATACATGTGCTCTTTAGCACTTATTTTTAAGCCTGGTTTGCTAACTGATTTTACGAAATAAGTAGCACCACCTGGCATGTTTCCAAGAGTAACCAAAAAACGATAGCCACGCTTTGGTTCTAGGGTTGCATCTGTCCAAAATTTATCTGCCATTTTAAAAAGTCTCCTAATATTATATAGTCTATGTTATATTATTTATCAATCGTCGAACGAAGCGCCTGTTCTTGTTATTACGAAGTCAATTGCGATGAATTCGATAGCGCGGGCTGGTTTGACGAAAATCTTGGCATATAGAATATTTCTATCAACTAGATCTGGAGTTGTTGTTGTTTCATCAAGTAGAACCTTGTAATCTGTTAGACCGAATCTACTTTGAACACCGGCTAGGAATGGTGAAACTTCACCTTTGAATCTATCCCATGTAACTTTAACGTTTTGGTCAAACAATATACGTGTTGAAATACGTGAAATTTCTTTCTTGAGGTATATCATCAAGCGACGTACATTGATACGATCAAGAGCTGATGGAGTTACTTGTAGTGTCTTCTGACCGAATATTACAATTCCTTCATTTGGGAAACTAGCAATTGGGTTGATACTGTTTTCGTACAACTTATCGCGTTGTTTTGATGATAGTTTTTCACCCACATCAAGAACTGAAAGACCAGAGGAACCATCAGTTAGACCACCACGATTGAAGCCTGCTGGAGCAAACCACAATTCGCTCTTTTCTTGTGAGCTAGCCATTGTGCCGAACGCTACAACTGATGGTGGCATCCAAAGTGGAAGACCGGTTGCTTCGTCTAGAACTTTAACCCATGGATAATAAGTGCAAGCATAACTTGAATTTAATGAACGTGATTTGAGTTCATTAACTGTTGTATCTACATTACCACGGCGCTGTGATTCTGGTAATTTATTTTCATGCGCAGGAACATAACCACCTTCAAGGTCGATTATGGCTAGAGTATCACCACGGCTTTCTGCAGTGTTTATAGCATGTTTTGTTATTTCTTTATTTGTTATACCAGGAACAACAAGTATGTTCATATCGAGAACATCTGGATCTCTTACTGTATCGATTGCTTTCTTAAGTGAGTAGAAGGCAGCGCAATCAGTTTCTTTTTTACCTTGTAGAATTGTATTTCTAAATGGATCTTTTTCTCTGACATTCATACCATCAGTACCACCAAATAGTGGCATAGTGAACTTATCGACACCAAGATTCAATATTGCTTTATATCCTTCATCGCTTCCGGAAATACTTGCCGAAAGAGCGGTTTTTGATTGACCTAGAGCACGTGAGCCGACTTGCCAGAATGTATTTGTAGAACCACTTGGAAGTTGTACTACTTCGTCGAGTGAGAATACAAATGATGCTTTTGTATGTGTTCCCGGATCATAGGAATCAACACCAGCTGGTTTACATCTTGTCAAATCTAGTGCATCTTGATTTAATCTAGTTGTACCTTCTATATTGAAGTAAGTTCCATAGTAAGCATTTAATGGATCTAGAGCACCGGCATCAGAAGCAGTAACTCTGAGATTTAATGTTGGGAACTTAATAAGGTATTGAGAACCGGTTGGCAAACCAGGCATTGCAATGGCATTTGTGGTTGCTGCTGTTGCTGCAAATGGCATGCTACCACTACCTTTTATTATCGCTGATGAATCTAGTGAACCGGTTGTTAGGACTATATCTTTAAATACTGGTGGACCAAAGAAACCGAATGGTAATAGTTCTGGTGAAACTGCACCTTGTTCTATAACCGGATTCATTTCTAATCTTACATATGCAGACTTGTTTGCAAAGTTACCGAGTTTTATATATCTCTTGTTTACATTATCCCATTGTAAGAATTCATCACCAATCTTGTTGGCGACGAAATCACCGGAGTTTGGATCAAGAGTACAAGCTGTGAAACTTTCTAATACAATTGGGTTCGCATCTGTATCTCTTATATCTCTAACTTCTACAGTGAATGAGCCATACTTGTAGAAGTTGTTTGTTGATGGTTTAATATCGCGAATGGAAACTTTAATGTTTTTCTGTTCCCATTCACCACCAGCAGTTTCTTTAACAACAAAACGGAATAGTTTTGTCATATTTTCAGCAGAATAAGAACCTGTTAATGTGCTCAAATCTTGTGATATAACCCAACCAGTTTTAGCAGCTGCAGCTGTTTTAGCTGTAAAGTTATTCATGCGTACAGCTGGTGAAAGATCGCCATTTTGTAATGGAGCTACGAAGCCATAAACTTGACCGGTTGAACCGGTTGTGACTGTTTTCTTTAAGAAGTCTTCGAAAGTTTCACCTAACCAATAAGATTCTACTGCTTCATCTGTAGTGATGGTGCCGTTTGTTAATGTTGGATTTGTATTGAATACTTTACGAATATGTTTTGAAGAATTTTCATTAAAGTTAAAGGTTGTATCAATCTGTGAAGCACCATTTTCATCAACAATTTCAGCGCGGAATTCCCATTCATTTCCAGTATTTTGAATAAAGATACCAGAACCGGTTGTGGTTATTTGACTTCCGCTTGGTGTTAAGCCTTTTAATCTGATTGCACCCTTGTTGATATACCAGATGGCAGCAAGAGATCCGGTTAGATTAGCTGAACCGGATTGAACAACGAATAAGCCATAAGCACCACCGTTGGTTGCGGCAGTAGCGCTGTTACTTTCATTGTCGGTATTCCAACCACCTAATGATACAGGAGTTGTTCCAATTGCATCTGGACTTGCTTCTGTTGCAAGACGAACGAAGGTAAGAGGACCGGAATTTTTTAAGAATGCTTTTGCAGCATAAGCAGCATATAGAGGAGAAGTTGGTTCGCCTGTTCTCCAAACATCTTCACTTGGACCACCACGTGTTGGTTCGCCAAATTTATCAACAAATTCTAAATAGCTACTTACGCGAGTTGGAACAAATACTGGACCACGTTGTGAGCGTCCAATAACTACTGGACCTACTTGTACTGGAGCGGCTGGTAATTGTGATTTGTCGATTTCACTGATATAAACACCTGGTGAAACGAAACGAAATTTTTTGCTTGCAGTCATTCTCTAAGTCTCCTGTAAAAACTTACAATTTCTTATGTAAATAGTGTTATTTTTGTTCAATAACCTAAATTGTTCTCTTGTTTTTTAATTCTTCGTTTATGTCACCAACTATAACTCTTTCTCTGGGTATTTTAACCTCAACATATGTTTCTCTGACAACAATTTTTGGCTTATTCTGATTATCGCCTTGGCCAATTAGATAACCTAGTGTTTCAATAGTTATTTTTGTTATAAACATTCTTTCATCTTCACCAAGATCTCGTGTTTTATTTTCTTGTGAGATATCACCTTTTATAAAGCTTTCATATTTATGACCATTATTTTCTATCCAAACTCTATTAACACCGCCTGGTATGGTTAAAAATGGCTGAACTAAATCGTTCATTTGTTGCTGATATTGTGTTTTTATTTCTATCGAATATGTTATGTTTACATATACCGGTAATGGAATAGAAATTGTTTCATAAACAATTTTATTGTTTGTATTTAGATAATTTGATTGTCCAAACTTTTTCTGATTCGTTGCTCTGGCAAAGTTATTACTTTTATCTTGAACTATTCTATTTCCTATTTCTAAAGCTCCGCCTTTAACATCGTTGAATTCTGGCAATGCAGACCATACAACGCCTTTTTTATTAAAATCTTTATTGATACCTGTTCTTTCAACAGTTATAACTGGTAATATAAACGTTCCATTGATATCTCTTAATTCTGGAGTGTTTTTTCCTTGAAATGCTCTTTCTCCTATAACCCAAACTGTTGGAACTTTTTTAAAGCCATTATTGGTTGTAGTAAAAAGATTTAATTGTTCATCTATCCACCTATACATTGCAAGATCGATATTTTCTATCGTTGAAGGTTCTAGTGGAAATTCTTTATAACTCATGTTTTGTTCCTATTATGGTATTGTAAACAATGGACTTTCTATCCAAATACCGGCTTCATTAAAATAAAATTTATCTGGCTGGTCAAAATTACCGTATACTTCATCTTCATCTATATCCATTAAATATACAATACAACCTTTATAATCTTGTGTGTTATTTACGTAATCTAAAAATTGCGCTCTATTCACGCTTGTTCTTTTACCTGATATTATTTGTATTTTTCCACCGCAAGGACTGGATGGAACAGATACTGTTTCGACTATATCTTGTATTGTAACAAGTTGTGATGTTCTTATAGATTCTCTTATTTGCAGTAATTCTATAGGTTCATGAAAGAAGCCTTCTCTGACGGCTTTACATGTTGCTTGAATTTCAAATTTATGATCTATTTGACCAAATAGTAATCTTGGTTCTTTTAATTTTACTATTTCGAAAAATCTCAAACCATAAAAAATTATATCACCTTCTCTAACAAACAAGTCTTGATCTTCTGTCAACCTACGACGATGAAAGTTAACGGTCATCGTATTCGATTTGTCTAAGCCATATGTACTATTTATTGTTTCTTCACCATCCCACTTAATAAGTGCTTTTATAACAATTGGCTTATTATATGTTTTTTTTATTGCTTCACCATAAAGATGATGAAAATTTGTTTTTTCTATACTTAATGGATAATAAATTATTGTTTGACCAATAACTCTTTCAATTAACTCATCATTAATTTGTTTAGTTAAATCTCTTTCTTTTTTGCCGGTAAAAAGAGGTGGAGGAGGTTGTTCTGGTTGCGTCCATTTATTTTCGTCTGTTTTCTTTTTTTTAGCCATTTATTCAACCTACAAATATAACATTTGGAATAGCAGAAAGTACTTTATTTGTATTATCTGACATTGCAGTACGTTTTTCAGCAAGAGTATTGTAATCAGTTTCTTCCAGTATCTTGACAAGCTCTTCTTTTAAACCATCTTTTTCTTCTTTGCTTTGTGAACGTAGATCTGCACCATTCAGTGTAACACTTTCACCTGGTATTGGTATTGTTTGAAATTTAGAACGAACTTCAGCCAACATACCTTTTGCAACAGCAAGTGCATAACGACGAATCCAGTGTTTACCGATAGCGTTAATATTCTCAAATGGAATATTCGAGAATGGAAGAGTGTTGATATTGTTGACACCACCAATTCTTGGGTCTTTTCCAGTAAGTTCATTATATGAAGAACCTGAAAGTGTTCCTATTCCGAGATTTGCACCACTCCCAGCGCCAACACTAAATTCAAACCAAAATGTATGCACATCAGTATTATCTGGAATTGGATAAAGTCTTAATTTATTGTTCTTGATTTCATATGAATAATGTGATATACGTGTATAGATATTATCTTCATATGCCATAGCTTGAAGTTTATTATGCCACGCTGGGATAACTTCAAAAGTACTGTCATCGGCATACTGTCCATACGTTGAAAGGTTCCCTACAGCGTTTAAACCACCGTAGTAACCATAAAATCTCCACATTGCTCTTGGTGACTTGTAGAACACTTTACGAACTGTTATTCTACTTCCTGGAGTAACTTTATTAAACAAAGAAGAAGATGGATTTATAGCTGAACTAGAAACTATTTCTTGTAAATCATAATCTTGCTGATCTGTTACTGTTTCAAAACTAGACATATGAATGTCTACTTTGCCACCTACACCAGCTTCATGTGAAAATGCATCAGCAACATCACGAACGGCTGTAATGTCATACATTGGATATGCGAGACTTAGAGCACCGGAAGAACTAACAAGATTAAAAAGAGCGCTTCCACTCTTTATTTCACCATCACTATTAAATGTACCGGTTGGTGAGCCAAGAAGCATGCCAACAGAACTTTTTGCTTGATGAAGATTAACAAAATAAGAATAAGTTAAAACTGCATCTTCATAAGCTGCATATACTTGGCCTTCTGTTATTTCAATATCAAGAACATCGCCACCTATCATTTTATGAGTATAAGCAACTTGATCTACAGCTCCACTTATGAAATCTGTACTGTTTGCATAAACACCAATAGGAAGATTGTTGGAGACATTTGTAAATGTACCAGTTGGTGGTAATATGATAGCACTAGTTTGAGATTTCGGAGTCAGTACCGGAACAGCCATTAATAATATTCTCCATTAGCTACACTATAAATAGTTATAAGTTTTTCTAATATTAAAATAAAGAAACCCGCCATATTTCAGGCGGGATAACAAATTAAATTGTTTGTTGCTTATTACAGTGCTCCCGGAGGAGTAAAGTTTCTGGTATATCTTGCAATACCCTTTGAAACTCGGAAGTCATCAATATATCCAGCAAAACCCGCTGTTCCAGGCGTGGCTGCAAAGCACGAACCAACAGCAAACGCACTACTATTATTAAATACTATACCAGAAAGCGATGCATTAATTATTGTCTTAACACCATTAACATATAATGCATATTCATTTCCATTTCTGACAAATGCCAAGTGAGTCCAAACATTTGGAGAAACGAAAGTTAGTGGCGAATGGTATTGAACAACCCATGAAGAACCGTTTTGTGTGAGATAAAAAGAGACACCGAAATTAGATGTAACGGTGCTATATGTCAAGAAACTCAACACTGAAGCATAAGCACTCACTGATGTTCTTTTACCAAAAAGGAATTTTTGAGCACTATTTGCCAAGCCGGTAGCGGATGGATTAACCCACATCTCAATTGTAAAATTACCAGCACCAAAATCATAGCTTGAATTAGCGGGCATTGCCAAATAATCACCATTACCATCAAAATATATGCTACTTCCACCATATTTGCTTTGAGCAGTACTTATCATTGTATTTCCATATCTTGCAGGAACTGCTGGATATGGAGAACTATCAATTATAGAAGTACTACCATTAGAGCCGCTTCCTCTTAATAATAATGTGGTGTTGCTATCAACTGCAGAACCAGTAAGACCAACAGTTTTGACACTTCCACCACTAGAACTTAATGTAAGTAATCCAGTTAATACTCCAGTTACAAACGGAGAGAAGCGAAGATCAACTGTTTGTTTGGTATTTCCACCATCACCGGTAATAACTACTGAGGAAGTTGTAGCGTAAAAATGATTAGAATTATCAGTTATTGTTACTGTTTCAGTTGCACCGGTTGAACTACCCCAAATTTGCATACTTGCTGGAGTCTGACCAAAAATAAGAATACTTGTTGGGAAGGTTACAGAATCGGTACTGGTGCTCAAAACAAATGGCTGATGAAGCGCCGAACCACTCATTGATACGTGTGCCACGTCACCACCAGAAGCACTAAGCGTTAATATACCAACTTTTGAACCAATACTTGTTGGAGTAAAGTAAACTGTAACTTCTTGTGTTTGATTTGCTCCTGTCATACTAAATGAAGATGGAGAGAAATCAAACTGATCAGAGTTATCTGACATTAATACTATGTCTTGCACTGTTCCACCAGCTGAAACAGTAAATGTAGCAGAGCTAGTTTGATTTATAATTGTATTTTGAAATTGTACAGAACCAACACTTGAAGTTATTATTAGAGGGTTAGCAACACATACAGCAGTTAAAGAAACGGTTTGTGTTGAACCACCATTTGCAGAAATTGAAATGCTTCCTGTTTTAACTCCCCAACTTGTTGGTGCGAATGTAACAGTTACGGTTTCACTACCAGTATTTGAAAGAACAAAACTAGATGGTGAAAAAGAGTATTGGTCAGTATCATCAGATATTGTAATAGTTTCTGTTGTATTTCCTGTTGCGGTAACAACAAAAGTATTTTGACTACTATCTTCTATGCAAGTATTTGCAAAACTTAAACTTGAACTATTAACTAATAACGACAACGGTATTGTGTCAGTATTTTCACTATAAAAAAACATTTTTATTCCTCCGTCACATCGTGACTTATTAACAGATATAAATAGTTTAAAACTATTATAAAAGAAAACCCGCCATTTCTGGCGGGCTTCTTTGTTAACTAACCGGTTACTATCAGCCGAGCATATCTTGTACGACAACGAGGCCGTAAAGATCTGGGCGTACCATCTTCTTGGCGTAACGGGTCATGACACCCTTACGTGGTACGAAGTCTTCTGTACCAAAGATGGTTGGTGTAACTTGGAGTGGAACGTATGGAGCGTAGACGAATCCACTTTCGAGGAAGCTACTGCCCTTACGGCCTACGAGAACAACGTTACGTGGGAAGTATGGATCAACGAATACATCCCATTTCTTGCTGAGTGAGCCAGCTTTGACTGCACCGATTGTACCCTTGGCGTCATCATGGACAACGTTTGCACGGAAGCCACTGGTGAATTCAAGGATATTGGCAACTTCTGGTCCGCAAACAACGAAGTTTGCACCACCGCGAAGTGTCTTACGGTGGATAGCTGCACTTACATCGTTAATGGTTTCAACGAGGGTTTCGTACCACATTGAAACGTTACCGGTGAAGTCAGCACCATTTAGATCAGTACCGTTGGCAATTGGTTGACCGGTTGTACGTTCAACGAATTTACCTGGACGGCGTGACCAGTATAGTGTTGCAGCGGTTGCACCACGAACAAGTTCACCTAACATTTCTTGGTCAATTTCTAGACCAATTTGTTCTGATAGGATACTTGTGAGTTCAACTTCGGCATCAAGATTGTGATAAGCATTTAGATCTTGACCAAGTTCTGGTGTCCATTTTGCTTTGAGCTTGCGGCTCTTGGCAGTTACTGAAACACTATCAACTTTGATATCGATTTCTGGAATACTTGATTCACCTTCTAATGTGACTGATGAACCAGCACCTAGTTCGCTTGCTACAGGAACAACTGCACCGAGACTTGCATTGGTGAGGTCATCTTGTAATGGCCAACTTACTGTAACTGAACCGGTAACATCTGCTGCTAGAGCAACTGGATCTGTTTCAGCTGGATCGTTGAAGAAAACAAGGAAATCGTTTTTTGATGAACCACTAAACTGTGTTAAACGACGAACTTGCACATCACGTTGACCTTTGGCACCTGATACTGAAATAGCAATCAAGTTAACACGATCAAGACGATTTAATAGATCGGCAGCAACTGTTAATTTCGAAACAACAACTGCTGAACCAGATGGAAGGTCTGGATCAAAACGAACTAGTTTATCAAGAGCGGTATTACCACCAACAGTACCTGAAATAAGGGAGGTTAGTGATACTGAAGCCTTTGAACCGGTTGGAAGTGAATAGCCGTTGTTTAATGCACGAAGTGAATTTTCAGCATTTGGACCACTGAGACTGACACCACCGGTTAATTGTGAAGCAACAACTCCACCACCAAATAATGATTGACCTGCAACTGCACCTAGACGATCACGTTCAAATGTGAAGTCAAGGAAGAAGATTAGACCGCTTGGCAAGCTCATTGGCTGAACACTCACGAGTTCGTTAGCAATTAAGCTACCGAAAACGCGTCGTACTATTGGGAATGCAACAGCAGCGAAACCTTCGACATCACCTCCACTCATTGTATTTGCTTCGCGCAGTAATTCTGCGGCTTGATTTTCTAGAAGACGAGCCATTGAAGCTTTTGCGCGTTCATCGGTGATGCCTTCTAATAGACCTGTATCTGACCATTTACTCATTAAAGCGCCGCCTTCTTTTTCTAGGTCGCGCTTAACGATACCTTCTGTTAATTTTTTGATAACTGACATTTTCTAACTCCTTAAATATATTTTGGTATCATTTGATACCGGCTAATTTTAACCAACGATCCTTTCCGGGATCAGCTGGTCGCTCTGCTTGTTTATGAGGCAAACGGAATGAACTTTGTTTATTAATCGCTTCATTCAATGATTTTGGTGAACGTTCTTTTTCAGCTGGACCACCCACTGAATTGATTAATGTTTCATATACCGCTTTTGCTTCATTTACAGAATCAGCCTTTGAAACAGCTTCGACAATATGTGTTTTTTGTCGCTCATTCAAGGAGGCGCTTTTCAAGACCTGATTTGAATAGAAGAGACGGGCATTTAATAGATTAACTTCATCGAGTTTTTTAAATGCACTTGACATTTCTTCTATGATGGATGAGAAATTTTTATTCTCTTCCAAGAGATTTTTAATTTGTGAATCTTTCTTTTCAACCAGTTTAACTGTATTCTGGTGTTCTTTTAACAATTGGGCAGATGTGCTCATCAATTGTTTTACAGTTGATTCGTTTGTTTTTTGTTTTTCCATAGATTTTTCTATGGCCTGGCCACGTTTCTTTTCATAAGAAGAAAGTTTACCATCTTTATTTAAATCTGCTTTTTGTTTGTTTTTTAATTCTTCTTCATCTTCTTCATCTTCGGATTCTTCGTCAGATTCTTCATCTTCGGAATCTTCGCCTTCAGCAAGAAGTTCATCTAAACTAACTTCTGTTATTTCTTCGCTTACTTCGCCTTCATCCATTTCTAATACTTCTTCTTCAAGCTCAATACCTTCAAATTCTAATGATTCAGCAATTGGAGCAGCTGCACCACCGGCAGCTGGAGGTTGATTTTGCATACCGGCCAAGTTTGGTTGTTGACTTGTTTCTTCGTCTTCTTCTGCTTCTTTACCTATCTTTAATTGATCGGCAAGATCAGCAAGGTTTAATTCTAAAGTTACATCTTCTTCATCATCTGGACATGGACAAAGTTTTTCGCCATCTGTTGCAGCTAGTGGCACGTCTTTTGCCTTTCCAGAAACATAACCTTTGTTTGATTCGTCAGGAGGAGCGCCGCCAAAATCAGTTAATGGAGCAGCACTATCACCACCGGCTAAAGCATCACTTGGCGATGGGGTTTCTGCACCAGGTTCTTCTTCTTGTTCAAGAAGTTTTTCAACAGCTTCTTTAACTTGTGGAGCAAATTTCTCCAATAATGTTGCTTGCGCACTTTTAAATGCAGAGTCTCGTAAGGCTTGAGCATCTACTATTGCTTGCTCTAATAGTTTTGAACTCATTAAAAATACTCCTGAAATATACAGTTTTACTCAATTAAGTAGTTTTATTTTTATCAACATACCATAAAACTACAGTTTCTTAATGAAACATTTAATTAAATTGCTATCTCCATCACTATTTTCTAGTGCTTGGCCTAATACTTTGCCAAATAAATCCCTTTTAAAGCCCCATTTAGATTTTGTTTTTGCTGCACACCCATGACCTAACTTACAACTAGTAACAATCCAATCACCTTCTTTTACTCTTCCAGTGACAAGAACGTATTCAGCACCTAATATTATTGGTTGATCTTTGCCGTGTAACGTTGCTCCAACAACACGATTATCTTCTTCTGTTATACAAGGTACAACTTTTCCATCTTCCCATACAACAACAGTGCCAGTAGGATATTCTCCTATACCTCTGGTTGTTAAACCACTTTCAAATATAGCACCAACAGTTGTTTGTTGAGCATAAACATCTGCCCACCGATTTTGTTGACTACCTAATGTGCGAACTGCATCGCCTTGTGGTAATAAAGAGCCAGTTATTTGTACAGAACCACTAAAACTTACTGTGCCATCATTTAATATTTTATGTATATGCGTTGAGCCGCTTACTACACTAATACCTTTTGTCATTTCTTGCTCACTTCTTTTGTAAATATGACTTAAAATGTTGTTTTAACCAAATAAATAGCATTTAACAATAAAAAACCGGCACCCTTTCGGATGCCGGCTTATAGTTTAATTAAAAACTATTATATCAGACGCCGTAGAATGGACTTGCGAACCATT